GCTTTTCTAATTTTAAAAGACATATATTATCTACTATAAAATTATGATATTTTAGATAAGGTCTTCTTAATTTTTTTTCAAAGAAATTAGTAATTTGAGGTGTTTGTAATTTAAATATAGTAGGTTCTCTTCCATGTATATCTGTCTGAGATATTCTTGGTTGATTCCAAATAAAAAATCTTTCTTCTTCATTCAAAAAATTTTCTACATTTAAATCTATTAAATGTGACCTCTTAGAAATAAATTGCCTATAAAAATTTTCTTTCATGATAAGTTTAAAATATTACATAATAAATTTAAAATTGTTTTTTTATCTACCCTTAAATCACTTATAGAATTTGTAATGATGTTGTGATGAAGATTATGCCCTATCTGCTCACAATTAGTCATAGTGGACCAAAGAACTATACCTTTTTTCATATTATCTTTATTACATGCCAAGTGTTGAACACAACTGTCGATAGATACAAAAGTATCACAATTACTCACAACTTCTTGTAATGTCAATATATGTTCATCCTCTACTGTACAAATTCTTTCTAGAGAATCTAATCTTTTATCGTAGACATCATTATGCGTTTTGATTATCATCATGAAATGAGTTTTAATATTATCATGAATATATTTTATTAATTCATATTCATCATTATAATTTCTCAATGTCATATTATCTTCACGTACAATATCACCAAACGGATGAGTACCACCTTTCAATTGAAAAATTATATATGGCATTTTGATAGCTTCGGTCACACCTTGATAAAAAGTTTTAGCAATATCATCCGTATATATTTCTACATAATCTTCAAATCCTTCCGTCTTTAATCCTAATAAATTTCTCCATGAAACTAAAATATGCTCATCACCTTTGATATAATTTGATAGATACGGTTCTCTATAAATTATATCATTAAAATATTTCTTATATAATTCTGAAACAGGACTATTTACATTAATAGAAGACCTAACTCCTGGATGATATTTAAATAATTCTGGATAAGGAGAACTAATTGAAATTTGATTATCGTCTTTCTCACACAATTCATTTATAAAATTTGAGAATAATGAAACTTTGCCTAATCCATTGTTTACAATATATAAATTAGTTTTTGTTATTTCATTAATACTAGAATTTATTTTCATTTTTCACCAATTATAACTATGTACTTTATTATTTTTTCATTTACATATGATTCTGTTATTTTTAAATCTAATACATTAAATCCAATGTCTGTAAATAATTTATATGTAGTATTCTCATTCAACAGCAACCACTTATTAGTAATTAGTATATGTTCTGGAATACCTAATATCCTAAAACCTCTTTTATTAATTAATTCCTCATGCAGAAAATAATGAAAAAATTTTCCTTTCTTTTTTAGTACACGCAAAGTTTCTGATAACCAATTGATATTCTTACCCATCCAATGAAGTGATGATAGTGACATAACTAAATCAAAGTAATCGGTTTCTATATTATTCCATACTTCTTTTTCACACACATCACCTACTATATTATGACCTAAATCTTCTATATCTATTCCCGTAATAGATGATTTTATTTGGTTAGCATAGTTTAAATCTCCACATCCTAAGTCTAATATTTTACAATCATTTATTTTAAAAACCAAATCACCTACAATTATATTATTATCATGTATGATAATATCTGTAAATGTCTTTTTATAAGTTCTCATACTTATCTAAACTTAGGTCCACTATACCAGCATATGAATGCTTTTCTATATCCTTCTGTTATAGGTTTAACTTCATGTATAGCAAATGTGGGGAATATAAGTATACTTCCTATTTCTTTCTGATGTTTAGGTTGATGTACTTTTATTTGTTCTTCTACTGTAGTATGTCCACCTTCATATTCAGATTCTTCTGTTAATTGAATAATAATTGTTAATTTTCTATCGAAATAATTATTATCCCAATGACCTGTATCATCATGTGCTTCAAACCAATCACCCGGACGATAGTACATTAGTTGTCTCGACATCAAACCAAAACTAATATCTAAATAAAAATTTTCAGCATTTGCTTTTTTTGCATAGAAATCTATTTTTTTATCTAACCAATCAATAGGTTCATCAAAAAACATATGCTTTCTACTTCTTTCTTCTCTGAAATACTTATACCAAGGACTATCTGGTGTCACATTATCTTCCGTGAATGATTCTTCTTCATTCCAATAAGACCATAGTAATTCACATTCATCAATAGTAAATGCATTTCTTTTGAAATAATAAGGCTTACGACAATCAGATAATTCTGAATAGCTATGCTTTTCTAAAACACTATCATCTACATTCAAATCATTTGGATTATTAATCATTTAAATTTAGGTCCAATAACGTTCACATTTAAAAGTTTTCTCAAACCTTTAGTAATAGGATTTATTTTGTAATAGTAGTAACTTGGTATCACTAATACACTTCCTATATCAAATTTAGATTTATCAATAGGAATCGTACTCATGAATTCTTCAAACTCACCACCACCAAATTCATCATTTCTATTTAACTGGATAAGCATTGTGATTTTTTTATCGAATGGTAGTGGATTGAACCACCAATCACAATCATGATGCCAATCTATAAAATCACCTTCATGAAATTTTAATAAATTTATGTACTCTATTTGAGTAACATCTATCATGAAATTTTTGTTATTTGCATCAGAAAGAATTTCATTCAAGGGTTTTAATAACCATTTATAATCTTTAATTTCAAAAAATTTATTAAAATCTATATTATGAAATCGTGAACGCTTATCGTTGAATGGTTCGTATTTTATTTTTTCTGATATATCTATTATTTTTTGACAAATAATAGGATGGAAAAAATTTTGATAAATTATAAATGGAGATTTTTTATACTCAATAACATGATAATCATCTTCTCTACCAAATAATTTATCTTGATAGCCTGAACTAATAGTAGCATCTATCTCATCATGTTCATCTTTATTCATAATGAAGGCCTCCTAATGTCACCTTCAACTTCTAATACTTTTTTACCAGTTAATAATTTAATAGCTCCTTTCATTATTCCCATATTATAAGAATATTCATTCCAACATGTTTGAGAAAATTCTTGACCTGTTAAAAACATACAAGAACCTTGACAAAGTTGAACAACTGGACAGTGAGTGCATTCCTCTCTCCAAGACCAGTGTCTGCTGGATTTTATAGTAACATCTTCAATATCGTCTAAATGACCTGCATGATGATTTTTTTCAAGACCTACATTTTGACATGTCATTACGTTACCTTTTAAATCTACCGCTATATCGTCATCACGGTCCATTCCACATTTTTGTCCAACAAAATCAGCATTCTTTTTATATAATAATGTTCCATAAAATTCATTAATTTTATCAACAATTGAGAACACACTTAACAATGGTTGATTTCCTTCAGCAATACCAGCATAAACTCTATCTTCAAAATCTTTTGCATAATCAACACTAAATTTACCCGTTCTATCATTCATTGCTGTGTTCATATCATATGCTTCTACAACACCTTCTGCAGAAATTGGAACATTAATATCGTTAAATTTATTTTGAAACCATTTAACAGTTTCTTCAAAATTTCCATTTTCCTTAGTCCATACTATACTAAAAGAAAATCCCAATTCATTTCTTTTATTAAGTTCAATCAGTTCTTTAACTAATTCAAATTTTCTAGGACTATCTAGAGGGTCTGGACCTCTCAAATGATATCCAGGTCCATCATGTGACATTGTTATTGCAAATTTATGTTCTTTGAAAAAATCTACTTTTTCTCTCGTAAGAAGAGAACCATTAGTAACCATATTAAATTCTAATTCTGAATCACATCTTTCTTTGAGGACAGGTACTAATTTTTTAATTTTTTTCCAATATAATAATGGCTCACCGCCCCAAAATTCTACACTTGAACAATCTGATAAATCTAATCGCTGGTCTAACTTTGCAATGAAATCATCAACGTCTTCATCACTAGTAACTGTTGCATCTGGCACAAATGATGCTTGACTGCAGTACTCGCAACTATAATTACATTTTAACCCAAGTTGTATTTTCAAACGCATTGGCTGATTAACTTTTTTACCTGGATTAAAAAATGGATGAATGGGATCTACTAAGTGAGCATGACCATAATCTTTAGGTGTTTCAACATAATAATCGTTTACTTTAGTAATGCCTATTGGATTTTTTTCATAAAGATTTTGACCAACTTCGTTTGTCAATAAACTTTGATAGGGATTATAATATAATTTCTGGCCACCTTCGCAGGTAAGTGTGTAAGTCAAATTTTTATCTAACATAATATTTAATAATTATTTTTGATTGATATGATAATGATAAGATATCCTTGAATCAAATGAGTATGCTTTTATACATTTAATTTTATTACAATTATCAACACTCAACATTTTGTATTGATGTATAAATTTTGAATTATCTTCTAGTTTTTTAATATTTTTAGTTTTAATTTTTCTGTATTCA